ACTTCTCCTACTGTATTGTTACACATAGCAACTGCACCTCCCAATCTGTAATCGCTTTCTATAACAGCAATAGCATCATCAACTGCTGGTAAAAGAATATCTAATGCTTGTCCTCTGTCTTTGTTTTCAAATTCTTGCATAAAGATAATCCTATATTGATACTCCCTTAGGTTATCTGTAGTAGAGTGTATTTTACCGGAATAGCTTGAGGGTTCTAACATAATACAAGGAAATCCAGTTGATTTTTCTTCAAAGTGGTCATAGACAACTGCAAATTTATTACCAGTAGTGGTAAGAGTTCCTAATTTCGTTACTAAATAATCTCTTATTGTATCAAATGCCATTATTGCCTCGCTAAATCTTTTACTATTTTATTACCTAACTCTTTCCATATATTTTCTATTCTACTTTTTGATTTATTAAATCCTTTTAATAAAAATGGTCGCCCCTTCATAAATCTTGTGCCTTCGTGTACAAATCCAGCATACTCAGTATCTACTTTTAATATTCCTGCCAATGGTCTAATAAATGTTTGGTAACTTCCGTATAATCTTCCTGTATCAACAGGGGTTAAAGGTACTGAAGCCCCTTGTACTATCTTTAATGTCCTATCTATAGCATCTGTGCCGTCTTGTTGTATTATTTTAGAAGAATTTTTAAGCTGTTTTAGTAATGGTCCAACCCCTTTTAGTTTAACAGTTACTTTAGCCATTACTCCTCCTTAATAACCAAAAGCTCTATATGCTCAGCTCCAGTTGTATCAAAGTCCAATTTCCCTTTAACTGTATAATCTATTGTAGCTATCGTAACTAAATCTCCAATATTGATAGCGATTCCGGTATCTATAAATAATCTAAATGAATTACCCCATTGTAAGCCACTCTGAGCAGCCATTTGAGCACTAAGGGGTTCTAAGTAGCAAGATGCAGTTAAACCAGCTACAGCAGTAAATGTACTCTTATTACCTGTATATACTTGCCTCTTTACAGCAGTTATTGTTTTATTATAAAAAACATTCATTAAGCTATGTTTACTCTTGTATATGAAGCTATAGTTTTCATATCATCAGAATCAACTTCAGTAGCCCAAGTAATTTGAGCAGTACCTATTTTTTCTGATGTCTTGCCTTGCCCCATTCTTTTATTAAATTGCTTACCTACAAGGTTAAGAGCTAAAAGCACTAAGTCTTGAGGTATAGGATATGTAGTACCAGTAGCAGATTCATAGCCACCAGTATATATAATTCTAATATTATTACTTCCTCCAGGTATTCCTGAAGGTAACTTAATCACCCCTTTAGTATTATAAAGCGTATAATCAGTAGCTTGAAATGCTACCCAATTTGCTGTTTCAAAATCACCATTATTGTAATGGATAGATGTTAGGTCTGCTGTTTTTACAGGGTAATTTCTTAATAGTAAATTTGTCTTATATCCATCTCCCCCATCTTGAATCTCTGTAGTATCTCCCCCTGTGGAGGCAAGAAATCTCCTACCTCCACATTGTTTTTCGATGTAATCAGTAACTCCATTAATGAGAAGCTCTATTTCGGCATTGTTATCTGTGTTACCAGTAGTACCAGTAGAACCCAGAATATGAGTTTTTGCCTGTACTAAGGTAATCCAAGCGTGGTCAACAATAGCCATATAGTCCTCTTATTAAGTTGCTGAAGTTATTGCTGTCTGAGTTACAGGTTTTACAATCTTACTGTTGCAAAGCAAAAAGTCGATTGATAGGTCGCCTAATGCAGCACCACCAGTAGAACCAGTAGTCAAATCTATATTAGCTTTAAGATATCTGTCACGATTTCTTAAGTCACAATAGATAAGCCCCTGTGAAGCTGTACCGGAAGCAAGGTCTTGAACCCCTAACGAAACTGTTGCATTGTTAGCACCTACAGCATCAGTAATAGCTGCATAAGTTCCTGTAGAACCAGTACTCTCTCTAAGATTCATAGAGAAAGCTCCAGCACCAGTGGTTGGATTATCTGTACGAGAGTGGAATAGCTGTCTGACAATAACAGTATTAAATCCTGCTGTATCAATAGCTGCATCAATATCTCCATCATCACCAGTGGTAATAGGTTGTAAAACACCTATCTTAAAAAGAATTTCTTCTTGTGGATTTATCATAATTTAAGTATTAGATTGGTATATTATTTTTTAGACTTCTTTGTCTTTTTCTTCGAGTCTTGGGTACGAGAGCGTAAAGGTATATCCTTTGCAGCTCTTACTAAATAAGCTGTTTGTTCTGGTGCAATTTCCCCTTCGATACCTATGCCATAGGCTTCAAACTCTAAAACTTCTACTATATCGGCAGGGAACTCAACTTTTTTCTTTTTTGAATTCATACCAATGGTATGTGGATAATATTTTATTCCACCTACAACTATAGCTTGGGTTTTAACTTTGAAACGCCCTTTAGCGAAAGCATCGACACCACGAGCTTTAAGAACCTCAACAAGTCTTATTTGTTTTTCCGACAATTCTTTACCTTGATATTTTGGGTATTCTTTTTTTTCAGTTTTATCCATAATAGTTTTCCCTATTTAATTTATATACTCCCCATAGGAGGGATTTTACACCCTCCAATAATTGTTCTATTTAAGTAGCAGCTGCAGTTCTTAGTACGGCAAATGCTTCAGGAATAGCAACGCCCATAGCTAATCTCTTAACTAAGCGAATAGCAGATTGGTTAGTTTCAAACAAACTTGTTGAACCAACATAACCTTCGGTTGATACTTTGGCTTCCATACCACTTCTTTCACCCATCAAAAAGTATTTCATATTTCCGAATACAATCCACTTTGTTGATGCAGCAGTATCAGCAGAACCAGGTAATACATCTGTTAGGAATACTGGGTAGCCCCAGATACTTCCGGCAGAATCAGTAACTTGTTCTGGTTTCCAAGCACCTTGAGAAAATACTGGAGTTGCGAAAGTCGTTAGATATTTGCTGTCTTGAGTAAGGGTTTGGATAACGTGCCAAGCATAAGGGCTCATATAGAAAGCTGCATTTTTAAGAGCTTTCGAACTAATACTGTAAAGCAATTTACGGAGGTCATTAGGTATTAATTCTTCAAAAGTATTATCTGCTGTAGTCATAGTAATAACTGTGACATCAGCATCATTGAAAATACCTACGAAAGGAGCACCAGTACCAGTAAATAATTGAGTATCTTCTTCGGTAGCCATAACTTCAGCGAATAGTTGTGTTACTTCGCTTACTAAATTAGCATCTTCATCTGCAAGTAATTCATTTTCAAACATTGTCATACCAGTTAGAGATTCTGCAATCAATGTAATTTGCTCGATTGTAGGAGAACTCTCTGTCATAGCGATAGTATGTCCTGCCCAGTAAGAGGTAACATTTGAACCAATACGATTAACACTTAATGTTTCTCTACTCATATTTATAATACGAGCTTGTGCACGAGCAATTCCTTGTAGCCCTTGAATTCGCCAAATTTCAGCAATCAATTCTTCGGGTACTAAGAAACCTCCGTTAGCACCAGTTAATTCACCCATAGCTTTTGTAGATGCATCTTGAGCTTCTTTAATTGAAGCTTCGTCATCTTTAACAACGCCACGAATAAATTTAGCCATAAGGTCAACGCCTTCTAAAGCATCTTTAACATCTCCTGCCTCAAAATCTTTTTCTGACTTTGAAATAACAGCAGGGTCTTCTTCCTTAACAGCCATTTTTTCGTCAACACTGGTAAGTACTTCTTCTTTAATAGCTTTAGATTCAGCTTCTACAGCTTCTTTAACTGATTCTTTAACAGTTCCTTTAAGCGTATCGCTAACAATCCCAGCCATCTGTTCCATTTCTTCTGTAGTCATAATTCTATAATTAGGTTTATATAATGCTCCCTATTTTTTATTGAGCTTACGCATTATCATTTCACTCAATAACTTAGCGACTTTTAAATTTGTTTTCACATCTTCTTTATCGCTATCTGACAAATCGTCCATATTATTTCCATTCTCAAGTGCTTTCTCACTCCCATCAAGTAAGTCTTGTAATGTGGATATACTATCTCTGATTTTATCTCTATATTCTTTAGTTAATTGTGTCCCAGCTTCTCTACCTACTCCAGGTCGCCCAGCCCTTCTACATTTACCACCACATTTAGGACATTTTACTTCGTTACAATGTTTTTCTGATGTAAATTTATGGTCGCAATCTAAACATTGGCAACTAAATGCTTTTTCTTCAACTTCTTTAAACTTAGGAGGTGTTTCGTTATATTCTAAATAGTGCTTTTTCAAATGGTTATACACTCTTTTTCTTTCATTCTCTGGTATATCAATACCATCTTCTCCTAATAGGTTCGACATAGCTAAGGTTACTCCTCTAAAGTTAGTAACTACCTCATTCTGGTAGTCGTGATGAGCAAACTTATAAGAGGCAATAGATTCTGCCTTATTCTCATTAAACCAAGCAAAAGCTTTTCTGTAATCTCCGAAATTTATTTTATCTTCATCTCCAGTAGCCCAAGCCTTTAAATTAGCATTTACATCTTTACTGTTCCAATTAGCACCTTTATCTAATAATTTATAACTCTTAAATGGTACTACTGTCTTAAATATGCCCCACTTCTCATTTATAAAATCTGCTAACTGAGTAGGATTATATTTATTATCATTTACAAACTCTTTCATCTCCTTAGGGTCAAAAGTGAATATATCTTTCTTATCTCCGAAACCTTTAGCAGATAATAACGCCATAGCTTCAGAATTAGAAGGTACAGGTACTGCAGATACTTCTAATAACTCTGCTTTAGTAATTATATTAGGTTCGTTAACATCTCGCTCTCTGGGGATAAACCCAACACTAAAAGTTTTCATTAAACCTTCAGCAAATTGAGCTTTAACAAATTTAGCAAATGGGTTGGCTTCTTCACTTGCCCATTTAATAACACCTTCTAATCTTTTGTTGGCTTTACTATTAGTAATACTTAAAAACTTACCTAAAGGTAAATCTCTATGGTTATGAGCCCATAGAAAAACTGGATTGGTCTTAAATGCTTTTAAATCCCAACCACTTAATTTAATTACCTCACCGTCCCTGTCTATCGCTTCAGTAGATGCAATAATCCTCATAGTGTCATCGCTTCCCTTTTCGATAACAGCCTTAGTGTAGATTAAATTATTC